AGCTTGTTCTAATGTCAAAGTCTTAGGCGGGATTGCTAGGCAGACCAACGTATCTAACCATTGCAAATGCACAGCGATTGCTGTAATAGGCATAAATGCATCGTCTGGCGTTGCATAACCTCTTTCAGGATCAAAATCGACCTCAATATCGAAGAAAGCAACATTTAACTTAGGAGGATCTTTATTAAGATAATTTTCTTCTAAGCATCTAAAAATAGGATTGATATCACTTTCAAAAAGCTTATGTCCACTGTGGATCCTTTGCTCTTTTGTGTGTTCTTTCCAACTTTTAGATGTTACTTTACTTAGAGGAGTACCATAGATACTGGTATATTTGCCTCGGGAATCTGGATAATAAAATATATATCTTGCAGGATATTGCTGATATATTCTTCCCTTTACTGGATCTCGCTCGACGACATGCACAATATCGTTTTCGCGATCCCACATAGAATCGACGTAACTCATAATTTTTCTCCTTGTGATTTATGGCTCACAAACCTTCTCGAAGCCATTTTTGGCTGGCCAGACCTTATTCTAATAATATTTAGTTACGCTTCTTCATCGTCTTTTCGTATTGCATGCCCGGTAATTGTAAGAATTGTTTCGACAGTATCAAATTTCTTCCAAACTTGGTCCCAATTGCCTTTTGATGCTACGTTAATGGCCTGTTTAATTTCACCGACTGAAATGTCAAGTTCTTCTGCAACTGCTTTAATAGTATCATTGAGACCTTCGGTTAAGACTTCAATTTCTTGTTTAACAGTTACCCCTTCGGATACAATCTGTTTAAGTTTGTTCTTTTCCGGCTCTCCAAAAACTTTACTCATATTTGTTATTCTCCTTGTGGAGATAATATACATGATTTAAAGTTGTAAGTCAACAACTATCGTAGTTTATAAATAGCCCTACTTAAAGATTCAAGTAATTTAGCTTCGTAACTATTTCTTTTTACAATAAATCTTTTATTTTCGGCCATCATATGGCCTTCTTCTCCGGTCTCGGAATCTAATGCCATTTCTTTTTCGCTAATAATATAATCCATAACACTGACTAACATACCTTTAGCTTGACTCATTTTATCTTCAACCCATTCAGGCAGATTTTCATCATCATCTAATGCATGTTCTAGATGAGTTAATACTCGAAGCATAGTATGAATTTGATTTTTTACATACGACCCTTCCATATCATATTCATCTTCGGAACCACGATCCATTGGGTGAATTGATCTTAAACGAGTATCTTCAATATCTTCTTTTACTCGATTAAATGGGGTTACTTTCATTTTATTTTGTAATGCCTTTGCTTTTTTTATATGATGATCAGCACGATTAGCATGGTTCCTCACATCATCGCCGTGCAAAGATAACATACCATCTTTGGTATGATTTAAAGCTTTTAATTTACGAAGCTTTATTAATTTTTCCGGAGTCATACTAACCTCGTTAAACTTTTCTTTCTTATGTTTGGTTTCTCCACGCTTCAAAGATTTTTTTCGATCTTTGTGAGGACCCGAACCTGATGTGGTTGATTTTGCATGTTTTGCTACTGGATTTTTCTTTTTCATAATCTTATCTCTTTATCGGTTGTCCAAAAATACTACCTTTCATATCCAAACCATTTTTTGCAGTACCGTTTGCAGTTTTAGGTTGTTTTACTCTGGGTTGTGGAGGTGCTTTAGTTCCGCTATGCCCTGGGGTACCTGTATAAGATTTTTTGCCTCTTGCTGGTCCTGGACTTAATGCAGGATTCATTCCTAATGAAGCAACATTTCCGGAACTAGTTGCACCGGCAGTTGCAGATTCTTCTACTGCTTTATCAGATAGATGCTTTCTTTTAATTTTTTTAACTGCATTGGTAAATTTTTCATCAAGATCATCTACAGTTTCGAACTGCGATTGATGAGGTAAACTAACGTAATTAGCGACGCCTGATCCTTTTTTATTAGCTTCCGGCGTTCCCATGCCTGGATCACCTGTTTGCATTACACCTTCTTTGACTTTTTTCTTTTTATTATTCCAGGCAGACACAGGACTCACAGTATTGATCGAATCTAATTCTTTACTACCGGCGGTAGTAATATCGTTACCTTTTGCTCCCATAAATTTTTCTGTAGCCTTAATAATATCAGCATCGGCATCTGAGTAAGCAACAGTTACTAATTTCTGACCGGTTGGCCCTTCTTTATCCATGTCAAAATCAGGAGATCCTGCTAGAGCTATTCCAAATCTCCACGGAGCATATGGGCTAGAATTATCTAATCCGGGATGTACTCGCATTCCAGGAACAGATGCTACAGCACTTTTTCTCATCGATTCTTCTTTGATAAATTCGTTAGCCCTCATTCCCTTGCCCCTTCATGCTACTTTTTAACATCCACCCATGTTTACGATGAGCATCCATACGTTCTGCTAAAAAATTACTAAAACCGTGTTCATTAGCGGCTTCTGCTAAATCATAGGTAAGTTTGAGAACCTGCAACATTTTTCTATTATCTTCTAACAACACCAATACCATTTGATTTTTTGGTAATACTTCTTTTTGATCTTCGATTTCAGAAAGCATACTTAATCTAGTATAGCTGGCCGGAACATAAGATCCAAGACTGCGAATTTTTTCTGCAAAATCGTCGATACTGTCGTATACTTCTTCATAAATTTTTTCTAATAATTTATGATATTCATAAAAATCTGGTCCTTCTACGTTCCAATGAAAATTATGTGCTTTTAGATAAAAACTAAAAGTACTCGAAAAGGCCACCTTAGCTGCTTGGATTAATTCTTCCATTTTATTTTCCTAGATTCTTTTTTTCTAAAAGATGTACATATTTAGTTATTTGGTTTTGCCAAGATTCGTGTATTTTAACACAATTATTAACTCTAATTTTTCCTTTACCTTTTCCTTGACTTTTGAGTTTTGTTCCTGATTTACGATAGCCTTTCCAACAATGTTTATCTAAACGTTGTTTAGTTTTTTCTTCTAAACTATTATTACCTGACGTATCATATTGAGGACCACTCGGTGCAGCCATTTGAGCTTGACCGATTTCTTTAATCTTTTTATTTTTAGATTCACCTAGTTGATATTCGCCTTTTTCGATATCATTATGAAAATGATCAGCTAACCTATGACACATATCTTTTCTTATTTTCTTGGTAAAGATATCTTTTATATCTCCTTCCATTTTTCTATCTTTATAATATTCAATGCAAGATCGATTAACTACCGGCAACCAATTTTTAATAAATTTTCCGTGATCGAATTTTTTCTTTTTTTGTAGAACAGAGATTTTTTTAGCCAAAGGTAATACATGTCCCATATGCAATTCATCATGATCTAATATAAAATTAAAAAGATCATTAAATTGCTCGTCAGTTAATTCTGATTTTTTAGAAAAAATATCTTGATTGTTTTTGGACTGATCACCAAAATCATGATGAAAGTTTCCAAAGAATTCTCTTAATGTAGTCATATTAGCAATTCCATTTACGTAGTGATTTGTTTATACGACTATTCGGATCTCTCTTGGTTTTAGCTCCGGTGCGTTTCTTTTTCATACCCTTCATTCGAGCGCAAAAGCTCTTACGTCTTTTAGCTGCTTTACTGCCTTTCTTCAATTTGCTAGGCTTAGTAGTAACGGCGGTTTGCAATTTACTTCCAGGATGCTCTCTACGATAGCTAGCAACACCTTTTTTATTAAGACCACCGTTCTTATTTTTACCTGATTTTTTTTGCCAGGCAGCAGCTTCCCTCAATAATTCATAGTCATTGACTTTCTCAAATTCTTCCCAAATTATTTCAGGATCTACATTACGTTCAAGAGCAAAAGAGTCGACCATCTGCTCAATAAGATCAAAACTTTTTTCAATTTGTCTTTTTTCTACACTCTCATCATAATGGTCATATTTGTCGCGTATATTGTCTAATTTTTTCTCACTAGCACCTTCTCGACCAGCTTTAGCAAGGGCCTTCATACCATCCTTGCCATATTTCATTACACCTTTAGCAGCACGACTCATTGAACGTCGG